CTTGCTTTGGTTGGCTCTTCTGCTCCGCTTATACTTAACGCTGTAAAACCGTTAGTAAAACAAATAATCACTAAAATTTCTAAGAAAAAAAGATAAAATAAATATCGGTAGATAGGCTAAAAACCCGTAAGCTTATCTACTTTTTAATTTCGTGCGTATGTGGCAAAACTTGGTTTGGTGGGATAGTAACTTTAATACCTTCGCAAGTAGTAGCGTATTTACCAACAAACTGAACACCGAGTTTTACTTGCTCCGAGCATAATTTAAGCCTATATAATTCCATTTCCATTTTAGTTTTGGCTATTAAAAGTTTTTGGGCCGCTATATTAACTTCAGTTGCTTCGTGGCATAAGGCCGGTGCTTTACCTAAAGGAATATTTATTTGCATACTTATACCGTAATTTAAGTTGTAATTATCTTTTTCGAATCTTGGTGTTTCTTGGTAATATTTTATTTCGCCGGTATTTTCATCATATATAGCTTGCCGCGTAACGGTTTCAATAGGCCGGTTAAAACTCCAAGCGTCGGTTAAATAGGGGGTTATCGTTAGGCTTGGCGAACTACAAACTATGCCCTGCGACATCCTAAACTGCGGCGTAGCCGACGGTAAGATCATTTGGGCGTTATTATTAACGACACCTGTACTTTGGCTTTGAGGCGATGCTACGGTTGTGTTAGCAAAAACAGGTTTTACAGGTAATAACAGTAAAATTATTGACCAAACGTAGTTGTAGTTTCTGTTGTTGTTGATGTGTTTATAGTCCTAGTTACTGTTGTTATAGTATCTAACGATGGCGTAATCAACGTTTCTTGTAGTGAAAAAGCCGCTCCCTGATTGACAATAGACCAACGAGGAATAGCCTCTAAATTTGGGGAAGTCCAACTAAAATTTACTCCGTTTACGGTTTGTTGATCCAAAGTAGTAGCCGTAGGGTTTATATAATCCGTATTACTTTTTATATTATGGCCGCTTGCACTATAGGTATATCCGCTTCTGAATTGATAGCTAGTTATGGTCTCATTTATTACACTTTCGCTCGTGCTAGAAGTCGTACTAGAGCCTGA